TCCGCTGCAGGTCGTTGGATCTCGCGGTGAGATGCAGTTCACATTAGCGGGTGCCCGGACGAGTTCCAACAATCTGCAGGTAGCCCGGACAGAGCATTTCATTGGGACGCAAGATGTCAGTGAACTGCGCATTGCAGCTCACGACTACATGATCCCCGTGGATAATACCGGAGAGGCCTCTGGCGACGGCTACACCGCCCGTTTCAACGTCGAGTACAACGGCCTATCTGTGAGGGCGCTCTTCGGAGGCCAACGGAACGGCGTGGTTCCCGCCGGTTCGGCCATGGTCATATCCGACGCCATCTTGCCTTCAAGCTTCGGGGTTTCCTCGTTCCCGGCCGGCGCCCGCATCTGGATCAGAGGCGAGCGAGAATATGCCGTTGGAGCCCGCTCTCTGTTTCACAGGACGACGGCCTATTCGGTGACCGTGACAGACGAGCGCTATATGAGCGCACCGGCGGGAACGGCTTCTCTGCTCGATGCCACGGGGCTGCTTGCCGCGGCTGGCGGCTACACTGCTCAGACCCATGTCTGGCTTCCTCTGGCCCTTCTCGGGAAGCCTGTCTCCCCGATGCTCGCGGTTGGTGCCTTCGGCGCCTCGATCGAGGATGGATCAAACGACGGATCAGGCGTTGGCCTGTCGAGCGGCGGTTATCTGCGTCGGGCGCTCTTTAATCTTGACGGGGCCGGAAAGAAGGTCGCCCGGATCAACCTGGCAACCCCGGGAGAAACGGGAGGGCGCTTTATCCTCAGTGGAGACAAGCGCAGGGCGATCTATCCCTATATCAACCACGCCCTGTTCGGTTATGGCGGCAATGACTACTCCATAGGCGTCACGCTGGCAGAGGTGCAGGACCGCATGCTTGTCAACTGGGCAAGCGGGAAGTCGGCCGGCGCTCACGTCACGCAAGTCTCCATGTCGCCCAAGACCGATAGCACCGATGGGTGGGTGACCGTTGCAAACCAGACGCCTCGCAGCGGGTGGGCAGTCGGGGCCGCTTGGTATGAGGAGAACGCCCGGATTGCTTCTCTCGTCGCGTCCAACACCGATCTTGACGGCTTCATGAACCTTTGGCCATCGCAGGTTGACGCTACCTTGACCGATCGGTGGAAGGCCAACAGCACGTCAGACGGTACGCATGCAAACGCCACTATGGCCGCCCTCATGGCCGATGTCGCAAAAGCCTACATCGTCGGGCGCATCAATGCCTACGAAGTTTGACAGCCCTAGCCACTGGATGACCCATTGATGCTTGCAGCCAATCACACAGGTTACGCACAAGGCAGCGGTCCGGCACAGGGACCGACGCAGGAAGTTGCGTCCGTCGATCACCTGACGCTCAAGAAGGGCTATCTGGCCTATCTCGAAACCAAGAACGAGGAAATCAAGGAGCAGCAGAACGCGCGGCGCTATTACCATGGCGTTCAATACACTGCCGAGCAGATCAAGGTCTTCGGCAAGCGCAAGCAGCCGGTCGTCACGTACAATCGCATCGGCCGCAAGATCAATGCCGTTGTCGGTCTTCTGGAGCGTCAGAAGCAGGACCCCAGAGGATACCCCCGTACTCCCAAGCACGAGGAAGGCGCCGAGATCGCGACCGCCGTGCTGCGCTATATCTGCGATGAACAGGAATGGGGCACGAAGTCACCGATCTGCGGCATGAATGGCGCTGTCGATGGCATTGCCGGCATTGAGATGATCCTGGAACAGGGCGACCGCGGCGACGTGGAAGTCGGCTTCGATGTCGTTGACCCGTCCTCATTCTTCTATGACCCTCGCTCGCTGAAGTGGGATTTCTCCGACGCTCGTTACATGGGCATTGGTAAATGGGCCGATATCGACGCTCTCGTCGAGCAGTTCCCGGACAAGGAGGAGGAAATCCGTGCATCGCTGGAGACCGGTTCCGAGCTGACCAGCAACCCGGACACGGACAACAAGTGGTATTCGACGGGGGAGAACGGCAAGAGAATCCGCGTCATCGACCATTGGTACATCAAGGGCGGCGAATGGCGCTATTGCGTCTACACCGGGTCCACGATCCTTGCTGAAGGCGTCTCGCCCTACAAGGACGAGAAGGGCAAGACGGAATGCAAGTACATCATGTATTCCGCCAATATCGACCACGAGGGCGACCGGTACGGCTTCGTGCGCAACATGCGCTCCAGCCAGGACGAGATCAATCAGCGCCGCTCCAAGGGCCTGCATATCCTCAACAGCCGCCGCATTATCCTCCCAACGGGGGAAGGCCACGACGTTGAAAAGACCAGACGGGAAGCGGCTCGGCCTGACGGGGTTATCACCTACCCTCAAGGATCGCAGGCACCGCAGTTCGACGACAATGCCAAAGGAGCCGAACTAACGGGTCAATTGGCCTTCTTGGAAGACGCCAAGAACGAGATCGAGAACTACGGCTTCAACCCGGCCCTGATGGGACAGGGCGTCGATAAGCTCTCTGGCCGTGCGATGCAGATCCAGCAGCAGGCCGGCATTGCCGAGCTTGGCCCGTATCTGCTCGCCTTCCGGGGCTGGAAGATCCGCGTTTACCGGGCGCTGTGGAACGCTGTGCGTCTGCACTGGACTTCGGAGCGCTGGATTCGCGTGACCGATGACGATCAGGTGGCGCAGTTCTTCGCCGTCAACCAGATGGGGACGGATCCGAACACGGGCGCTCCTGCTCTCGTCAACGCTCTCGGCTCGCTTGATGTCGATATCATCATCGATGAAGGCCCCGACACGATCAATGAGCAGCAGGAGATCTATGAAACGCTCACGATCATGGCGTCCAAGGGGCAGCCGGTACCGCCCCGCCTGTATATCGAGATGTCCAATCTTCCCGGCAAGGTTAAGAAAAAGGCTTTCGATATCCTGGACAAGGAAGAGCAGAAGGCCGCTCAGCCGAACCCGCTCGCGATGGCTGGAGCACAGGCCGAAGTCGCGGAAACGCAGGCCTCGGCCAAGCTGAAGGAAGCCCAGGCCATCAAGGCGATGGCTGACGCAGGCACAGCCGGCATGCAGCAGCCAGGCCAGGGTCCGAACATGATCGACGCCGCCAAGGCAGAGGCCGAGATCCGCAACAAGGATGCCGGAACCGTCAAGCTGATGGCGGAAACCGAGAAGATACAGACCGAGACGGCGCTTGCCCCGGTCGAAATGGCAAACCAGCAGGCCGAGCAGGAGCGGAGCCGCGAAGAGAGATTTGCGTTCAAGGGTGCTGACATTCGCCAAGCGAAAGAAAGCTTCACAGCGCAAAAGTAGGAGCCGCCATCCTCAAGGGCGATTTCGGCCGCTTGTCCGTAACAAGCAGAGTGCCGCCGACTAGACGGGCGAAAGCCGCCGCCAGGCATATGGGCGATCCGTGAACCCTCCCACGACCAGGAGACTACAGTGAACGAACTGGACGAAATCATGTCCGGTGACAGCGGTGCTGCGCCGGTAGAAACCCCTGTTCAGCAGGAACAGCCATCCCAGCCACGCGACGAAACCGGACGATTTGCGCCAAAGGCTGAAGAACAGCCGGCGGCAATTGTCGAGCCGATCGCAGAAGCACAGGCCGGCCAGGAAGAACCCCACCCTCAGGGCGGTATTCCCCAGGCTCGGTTGAAGGCCGAAGCGGAAAAGCGCCGTGAAGCCGAAGCAGATGCAGCGGCCCTACGTCGCGAGATCGCGGAACTCCGCGGAATGGTCCAGGCAACCCGCCAGCCAGCTCCGCAGCCTCAGCAGGAACAGCCCCCGGCATCGATCTTCGATGATCCTGACGCTTTCCTGAAGGCCCAGTTTGAAAGCCAGATCACGCCTGTTCAGAAACAGATACTCGAGATGAGAGAATTCGTCTCGGAGAACATGGCGGTTACACAGCACGGCGCCGAAACCGTCGAAGCTGCAAAACAGGCGATCGAACAGGCTGCAAGAACCCCTGAAGGCCAGCAGGTCGTTCAGAAGCTCATGCAGTCTCGGCATCCCTTCGGGGATCTGGTGGCATGGCACAAACAGCAGCAGGCAATTGCCCGTGTCGGCAACGATCCTGATGCCTGGCTGAATGCTGAAATCGAAAAGCGCCTCAGTGATCCGACCGAGCAGGCCAAGATCATGGAGCGCATCCGCAGTGGTGCGGCGTCCAACACCAATCGTTCACAGCCCCTCACCAGCCTGCCTCCGTCTCTCTCTCGTCTTCCCGCTGGCGGCAATGCCCCTGCGGACGACGACATGAGCGATGGGGCGATTTTCAGCCACGCAATGCGGTGACCTAGACAGGCATCGCCCGTCAAAAGGATAGACCTCTATGGCCTTGACTACGGTTCAGGACAACAACAAACTTGTCCGCTATACCAAGGAAATCAACCGCGAATACGTTCGCGGCAATATGTTCTCCCCCTACATGGGGCAGGACCTGACCGCCATCATCCGCATTCGGCAGGAGCTGAAGTCGGGCGGCGATCAGATGAACATTCCCCTCGTCACCCGGCTCAAGGCCCGTGGCGTCGGTACCGGTACTCTCGTCGGCAACGAAGAGAAGATCGACAACTACGGCATGCGCGTCTGGCTTGACTGGGCGAGAAATGCCGTCGTGACCAAGAAGAGCGACCAGCACAAGGATTCCGCCGACATCTTCGGGGAAGCCAAGCCGCTCCTCACCGACTGGGGCCTGGAGCGCCAGCGCGACGATATCGTGGAAGCCTTCATGGCTCTGCCTGCTGAAGCCCAGCCGGCGAACCTTGGCGAAAGCGATACCGTCAACGGCGTCCGCTACGAGGTTGCGACGACTGCCCAGAAGAACACCTGGAACGTCGACAATTCCGATCGCATCCTCTACGGCGCCGCAGTGTCGAACTACAATGCCACCCACGCCACGGCATTGGCGAACATCGACACCACCGCGGACAAGCTGACTGCTGCCACCGTCTCCCTCGCGAAGTCCCAGGCCGAACTTGCCGATCCGGCAATCAAGCCGTTCAAGACACGCGACGGCTACGAATATTACGTCATGTTCGTGGGCTCCAACGCTTTCCGCGACCTGAAGGCAGACCCGACCATCGTTGCGGCGAACCGTGATGCCCGCGCCCGTGAAGGCAACGGCATGGACAAGAACCCGCTCTTCCAGGACGGCGATCTGATCTGGGATGGCGTCATCATCCGCAAGGTTCCGGAAATCTCGAAGTTCGTCACCAACGTCTGGACCACCCTCCTGACGGCCGGTGCCGCTTCTTCGCGTGTCGAGCCGGTGTTCCTCTGCGGCCAGCAGGCAGCCGTTGTTGCCTGGGGCCAGATGGCGAAGCCGACGTTCCGCAAGGAAGATGATTACGGCTTCATCAACGGCGTGGGCACGGAAATGGCCTACGGCGTGGCCAAGATGTTCAAGAAGACGACGGCCGGCGCCTTGAAGCAGTGGGGTGTCTTTACCCTGTTCGTCTCTGCTGCCGCCAACGGCTGATAGGCATGGGGCGGGGAAACTCGCCCCTTTTCTCATTCACCATCAGGAAAGGGCAAAACCATGCCTCTCAATAACGCAGCCCCCGCGCGGGACGATCTCTACCAGAACATCCAGTACCTCCGTAAGGACTTCGTCTTTGGCGACAACGGCAAGGTTCTCAAGGTCGGCACGTTGCCGGCTCATGCCGTGATCGCAAAGGCGATTTCCGGCGTCAACGTCTCCACCGTGTTCAACGCGGGCACCAGCAACGTGCTCGACATCGGCACAGCGGCAGACGATGACCTTTTCGGCACTGACCTTGCGCTCGGCGTTGCCGGCCTCATCCCGCTCGATGAAGCCGTCAGCTCGTACGTTGGCACAGCCGATGTCGAGGTCACCGCCACGGTGGTTCTCACCGGTACGGCGGCAACGACGGGCGCTGGCCAGATCGTCATCGCCTACTACACCCGCAACTAAGGGAGAAGCCCCATGGCAACCGTAACGTATAAGCCGGGACCCGGCGAAAACGAGGAAACCAGCCAGTTCGGCTATGATTTCAAGGGCAAGAAGTCCGTCGAAGTCACCAATCCTGACCACCTCGCGAAGTTCCGGGGGAACCGGTTCTTCGAGGTCAGCGAAAGCAAGGCAGAAGCCAAGAAGGCAGCCGAGACGGCTCCCAAGCCCGCCTCCGGCACAACCAGCGAACTCAGCGCCGTTCATCGGGGCCGTGGTTCTTGGTCGATCATGCAGGGTGCCGAGGAAGTCCGTGACGGCCTCAGCAAGGAAGATGCCGACGCATTCAACGCCATGTCCGCCGAGGACAAGGCCGAATACGTCAAGTGAACTGAGGAGTGGCGGATATGAAGACCAGAGCTGACCTGATTACCGCCACCCTCAAGCTCCTCAATGTCATTGGAGCGGGTCAACCCCCCGAGGCCGAGGACGTTCAGGAAATCGACGACGTTATCGACGGGAAGCTGGCAGAACTGAACGAGCGTGACATCTTCTGGTCGGCCGATACGGAAGAATTCGAAGAGCAGTATATCGACCCTCTCGCGACCATCCTTGGCGATCTAGCGGCCCCCGCATTCGGGCAGGCTCGCGATCCGGGCCGGGTTCTCGATGCCGAGAGGCGCATCCAGGCAATGAAGCCGTCAACATTCGTGGACGGTTCCACTCTCGCCGTGGACTACTTCTAACATGGTCGAAATCCCATTCCCGATCACGACGGCGCCGGGTGCCCGCCCAGGTGAAGGCGCCGGCCGGCTGATCAATTGTTATGCCGAGAAGCTGGGCGAGGGCGCAAGGGCTCCGTTCGCCCGCCGCCGTGTTCCTGGTCTCCAGGTCATGGGCGTGAGCGAGCATGTCGGCATGCGCGGCATGCACTATGACGGCAGCAGCACCCTCTATATCGCCCAGGCCGAGCGGTTGCTGAAGGTGACTGTGGTACTCGGAGCCTATGTCATCACTGACCTTGGCGAGCTTCCCGGTGAAGGCCGGGTAACGTTCGCCCGCAACAACAAGGCCCCGGTCCCGGATATCCTCTGCGTGACCGAGAACGACGTTTATGTGGTCGATGATATCGCGCCCCCGGCTTCTCTGGGCGAGGCGGATCTTCCGCAGCCTATCACCGGCTGTTTCCTCGCCGGCTACTTCATCTTCGCCATTCGCGACGGGCGGGTGTTCTTCTCGGGCATCAACGACACGACGGTTTCGGCGCTGGACTTCGGGAAGGCCGAAAACAGACCGGGCGGCATCCTTGGCGCCTATCCTTACGGCGAAATGCTGCTGCTTTGCGGTCCATCGTCTATCGAGGTCTGGCAGAACTCGGGCAACGCTACGGGCTCTCCATTCTCCCGGGCTGCGGTCATTCCCCGCGGTATCGCCTCGACATTCGCAATTGCCGGCTTTGAGGACGGCTTCTCGTCGATCGTGTTCGTCGGTGACGATAACGGTGTCTATCTTTTGGGAGGCGGTTATTCCCCGACCAAGATCTCCACGCCTGACCTCGATCGCCTGATTGAACAGGTTGCCGACAAGACCACGCTTGACGTGACGGTCTCGGTTACCTCCGGGCATAACTGGGTTGCGGTTACTGGTCCCGAATTCACATGGGAATACGAGGTCCAGACCGGCCTCTGGCACGAGCGCCGCAGTTACGAGCGAGATAACTGGCGGGCGATCTGCTCGGCCCAGGCTTTTGGCGGGTGGGTCATGGGCGACCGCGAAACCGGACAGGTCTGGATGCTCGATCCGGATCTCCACCGGGAAGGCACTGAACCGCTTGTCATGACCGTGATGTCGCAGCCGATGAGCGGCTTTCCGAACAGGGTATCAATCCCGAGGGCGGATTTCGACTTCATCGTCGGTCAGGGCCTCGTTGCCGGTGAGGAGCCGATCGAGACGGACCCGGTTGTCCTCATTTCATGGTCGGATGACGGCGGCGTGACGTTCGGAACCCCGCTCATGAGGAAGCTCGGCGGGGTGGGGCGCTTCGGCAATCGCATATCCATCAACCGCTGCGGCGTCACTGGTCCTTACGGGCGCGTCTGGAAAGCCGATATCGCCGATCCTGTCTATGTGTCCCTGGGATCGGGCCAGATGGATGTCATACCGAGGTCGAGATAAATGGCGACGACACTAGACCCGCTTCCTCCAATCCCTCCACCCACAGAACCGCTCGTCGATCCCAAGACCGGCTTTGTGACCCGCACCTGGTACCTCTGGTTCAAGCGCCTCGACGATCATATGCGCGATGTCGAGCGCCGGACCTATGATTTGGAGAACCCCTGATGGGCTTTTTGTCTGGCATGCTTGGTCTTGACGCTGGCAAGGCGGTAATCAAGGCCTCGAAGAAGAACGATGAACTCCTCACCGGTCTGGAGACCAAGGGCAATCAGTTCATCGATACGGGCGAGAAGAAGTCTGAGGGCGCTCTTAACAGTGCGATCGGCGTATACGATCCCTATGCCAAGGCTGGGGCCGGCGCTGTCGGTATGTATTCGAACGCGCTTGGCCTCAACGGCGAGGCTGGGAATGCAGCGGCAACCGGGGCATTCCAGACAGGCCCAGGCTATGATTTCGCTCTGAAGCAGGGTGAGCAATCCGCTCTCCGTGGCGCTTCTGCGGCTGGCATGCTCAACAGCGGCAACACGCTGACGGCACTGAACGAATACGGGCAGGGCGTTGCCAATCAGGAATATGGGTCATGGCTTGATCGGCTCAACGGCCTGACCAATACCGGAATGAATGCCGCGGCAGGGCAGGCGAACGGATATGGCGGTCTCGCAAGCCTCTACCAGGGCACGACAGATGACCGGCTCGGGCTCGCGAGCGGCGTTGTTCAGGGCAGGATGGGGGTCAACAACCAGATGGCAAGCGGTCAGGAAGCCAACAAGGCGGCCGGCGCTGGCCTGTTCGGCAACATTCTGAGCGGCGGCATGAAGCTTGCAACGGGAGGCCTGTTCTAATGCCGATCGCAAACCTCCTCGTCCCCAGCGCGCAAATCCCGCAGTCCGATTTCTCATGGATCGGCGATGTCTTCGGTTCGATCGGAAAGGGCATCGAACAGCATAAGGAAAACAAGTCGTTCAACAAGCTTGCTGACCTGATTGCTGAAGGCCAGACGACCGCCCCATTTGCCCCGACCTCTCCGGCCCCGATCACCTCGACGGCCTCCTCCTATGCTGCTGCGCCCGTTGGTCCCGTCTCTCGCGGTCCAGCACAGGGAAGCACCTATCAGCCGTTTATCGAAACCGTCAAAGGCCGGATCAACAACCCTTACGGCCTTGCTGCGGTTGCGGCGACCGGCAGGGCGGAAAGCGGCTGGTCTCCCGAGAAGGCGAACGCCACATGGGCCGACCCTTCCGTGTCCGGTCAGCCGGGTACGTCCGGCGGCATCCTGTCATGGCGTGGCCCGCGGCTTCAGGCGCTCCAGACCTTTGCGGCGCAGAAAGGCGAACGGCTCGGCTCGATCTCTCCGCAGACGCAAGCCGAATTCTTCCTTAACGAAGATCCGGGCCTGATCGAACGCCTCAATCAGGCGAAATCCCCCCAGGAAGCAGCCGATACGATGGCGAACGCATGGCGGTTTGCCGGGTACGATCAGCAGGGCGGAGAGGCTGCGCGCCGTCGTGCCCTGACACAGAACTACTATGCCCAGGAATTCGGCAAGGGGAACCCGGCAGCAGCAGCGATCGAGCAGGCAGCACCACGTTCCGGTTATGTCGATCCGATGGTGTCGGCGCCCAATTCCCGCCCGCAGGGTTTCGATGCTGGCCGGTTTGGCGGTGGCGCGCAGGTCGCCCAAGGGCGAGAAGGCCTGTCTGATGCAATGGGAACCTTGCGCCCATTCGGGCCGAGTGAGCGGCGTTCAAATCCCGATGGGTCATATTCCACAGAGGTGAGCACGACTTGGCAGCTCCCCGATGGGTCATGGGCAAACGTTCCGTCTCTTTGGATGGGGCCAAGCGGTCCTAAGCAATTCAACCCTGATGATGAGGAAGGCATCATGGGGGCCATGCGCAAGTATGAAGCGCAGACGGGGCAACCATTCCCAAGGTTTGGGAGCGAACAGGAAGCTGTTTCCGCTGCCCAGGCCCGCTCAGGCGCAGGTGGCTCTGGCGCCCCTCCTGCCGCCGCCTTCGCTCCCCAGCCATCACAACAGCCTCAGATGCAGCCCCAGCAGCCGCAGGAGCAATCCAACCTGCTCGCGGCCGGTGTCACGCCTATCCAGCGCGGCGGGGCCGATCCCAAGCTTATCCAGCTCATGCTTCGAGACAAGAACCTCCGTCAGGCAGGCTTGCAGCTCTGGCAGCAGAACGCGACCGGCAAGACCTCCGAGCCGTGGCAGTTCGTCAACCTGCCCGATGGAACGCTGGCGCGCGCCAATCAGGTGACAGGGGCGATCGAGAAGGTCGGCAACTTCGCCAAGCCTGATAACGACACCGCAGTCGTAGGAAACGATCTTGTGCGCAAGAGTGACGGTACGGTCATTTACAACGGCACGGCGAAAGCCCCCCAGATCGTCGAGCTATTCGACGAGGCGACCGGCCAGCCCTACAAGGCTCAGTATAACCCTCAGACCCGCAGCTATGATCGCGTTGGCGGCGTCAAGGCGCGCTCTGGAATGTCCTTGACCACCAACCCGGACGGCACGGTTACGCTCACTGAGGGGACTGTCGGCAACATGCCGAAGCTCACCGAGTCCGAAGGGCGCAATACCGGCTTCTATGGTCGCGGTATCGAGAGCCACAAGACGCTGAACACGCTTGAAGGCGAGGGAACGAGCGTAATCAACAAGGTGGCTGATGCAGTACCCGTCGTTGGCAACTTCGCCAAATCCGACGATGCGCAGAAGTACACACAGGCAAAGCGCGACTTCATCAACGCAGTCCTTCGTCGGGAAAGCGGCGCGGTCATCTCTCCTGAAGAGTTTTCGAACGCTGACCAGCAGTATTTCCCACAGCCCGGGGATGGCGAAGAGGTCATCAAGCAGAAGCGCCGCAATCGCGAAACGACCATCCAGGGCCTCAAGGTCAGCTCGGGCCAAGGGGCTGCGTTTGCGGTGCCTCCGACCTCGCCGTCAACTCAAGCGCCTTCCGGCGCCCCTAAAGCAGGGATCGTCGAGGATGGCTACCGGTTCAAGGGTGGCGATCCCGCTGACCCTAAAAACTGGGAGAAGGTGAAGTAATGGCCGGACCCTGGGAAAAATACGCGGCGCCGGCCGGCTCACCCTCCGCTGCTCCCGGTCCCTGGTCGAAATATGCGGCTCCGCAGCAGCCCGCTCCAGCCAAAACGGAAGAACAGCCTTCGCAGGCCTATTCCGGCTCAATCCTGCCGTTGTCCAAGGATGCGGAAGGAAACGTCAGCTTCGATAGCAACGCCGGTATCGTGGGCGCCGTCAAACGCGCCGTCATGCTCCCGGGTGAAGCTCTTGCCGGGAACATCGACCCAGGCAGCCAGGAAGCAATAGACCGCTCTGCTGAATTTGCGGGCGTCTTCGGGCCTATGAGCGCTGCCGCAGGTACGGGGAAGGCCATTGCAGCCAACGCTCCTCGCATCGATCGTCCTGGCATGGAAGCAGCCGCGGCGGCAGAACGTCTCAACATCCCATTGCCCCGCGCCGTTGCCAGCGACTCCACGTCCGTACAGCAGACCGGCAAGATCCTCACGAACGTTCCTCTTGGCGGCACTCCGCTTCGAAAGGCGTCACAGACTGCGATCGACCAACTCGGGCAGGCTGCCGACAATGTTCAGGCCACCGTAGGGTCGGGCAACGTCGCTGCAGCCGGCAATGCGGCACGGGAAGGGATCGCCGCCCATTCCAAGGCCCTCGGGTCGCGGGTCTCCGATGCTTACAATAGTGTTGACAGCCTGGTTACGCAGAACGTCACGACGCCTCTTTCGGAGACGGCCAAGGTCGCGCTCGACATATCCGGTCGCCGCGCCAACGCGAAACTCCCGGAAAGTGCCGCGATCGGCCGTGTTCGTCAGGCACTCGATACGCCCGATGGGCTCAATTATCAGGGGATCAAGGATCTCCGCACCTCAGTCGGGGAAATCCTCGACAATCCCTCGCTGTTGCCGGCCGATATGTCGGAAGCCGAACTTCGCCGGATCTACGGCAGCCTGACCGCGGATCTGAAGAACGCAGTGTCGCGTAGCGGTGGAGAGAAGGCTACCCAGGCGTTCGAGGCCGCCAACCAGCTTGCGGCGAGGACCGCGCGAGAGCGTGAAGGGCTTCAGAAGGTCTTGGGCCGGGATATCTCGGACGAGCGCCTGTTCGATCGCGTCACGGCCATGGCCGGCTCCAATGCAAGGGCAGACCGCGTGTCGCTTGCCCGCGTCAAGGGCGCTGTGGGGGACGATACGTGGAAGGAGATTTCTTCCGGTGTCATTTCTCGGCTTGGCAGGGACAAAGACAACAACTTCTCACCAGATCTCTTTATCTCCGGGTATGGCAAAATCTCGCCCGAGGGCAAGCAAGCCCTGTTCGGCAAGGGTGAACTTGCATCCTCGCTCGATGATATCGCTACGGTTTCAAGGCGTTTCAAGCAGTTGAACCAGTACGCCAACCCTTCCGGCACAGGCCAGACCGTTATTGGCGGCGCGCTCATCCCGGGCCTCTATGCGGAGCCCATGACGACTATCTCAACGGTGGTCGGTTCTCGACTACTGTCTTCGGCTCTAGCAAAGCCGGTATCTGCGAAGGCGCTGGCAGCCTATTCCCGGGCCTACTCCGCCCACGCCACAAGCCCATCAAATGCCTCTCTTCGGGCGCTTGAAAACACGTCTCGCGCCGTTGCGGCACTGATCGCCAATGAAGCCGGTGACCGCAGTGTAGCGGCGCAGATATTCCCGTCGATTTCCAGGGTCCAGAAACTGCCAGCAGAGCAGGGGAACGAAGATCAACGGGCTCCAGAAGGTCAGCAGACCGGTGTACAGGGCCAACCGCGCATGTTGTTGCCGAACGAGCTTTAGCATCGGCGAAATCTTTCACCTCTGAACAATCTTTTTGCAAGGCCCTCCGGGGCCTTTTTCCATGAGGAAACCGCATGTCAGGTTTTTGGCCGCAGTCCTTCTCCCAGATCAATGACCTGAACGGCAAGCCGATCGTCGGCGCCAAGGCCTTCTTTTATGAGGGGGGCACTACCACGCCCATCAGCGTGTATCAGGACTATGGCCTGCTTACTCCCCATCCGAACCCGCTCTCGACGGATGGATACGGGCGCTGGCCGACCGTCTATTTCGATGACGAGGCGGAGAGCTTCTACCGCATCCGCGTCACCACAGCGAGCGGCGTGATCATCTACGACTTCGACCAGGTGCCGATCATCGGCCCGAACGAGGGTAGTGGCGGCGGTGACGCTCCGGTAGATCCGAATGCGGTCTTTAAGACCGGCGATCTCAAGGCGCGCTATGGGGAAGGCTTCCTTGACGGGTTTGTCAGAAGCAACGCCCGATCCATCGGCACGGCGGTCAGCGGCGCGACCGAGCGAGCTAACTCGGACTGCCAGGCGCTTTATGAATTCCTGTGGAACGCCGATCCCAATCTGGCCGTAGCCGGGGGCAGGGGAGGCAGTGCGGCGGCTGATTGGGCGGCAAACAAGCCTCTTACCCTGCCGGACTTGCGCGGGCGCGTTCTGGTCGGCCTGGACGACATGGGCAATTTGGCGGCCGGCAATCTCACTGGTGCTACAGACCTCGGTTACACGGTCGGCGCTCAGTCGGTCGTCCTGACGGTCGCCCAGATCCCGTCACATGACCACGGCGGCACGACTTCAACCGCGGGTGCCCATACCCACACCTACACGAGAGCAGTGGCGGGCGGGTCTGTCGGCGGCGGTAGCCCTGACGATATCGAGCTTAACGGGGCCGGCGTTACTAGCTCGTCTGGCGACCACGCGCACACGGTCACAGCTCAGGGCGGTGGCACGGCCCACTCCAACGTTCAGCCGTCCATAGCGGTCACGATGTACATAAGGCTGTAGACATGTATCAGGCCACACTTTCCCCCGTTTCAAATCGGGCCGACTGGTCCATGCCGTTCGAGATCGTCAATGACGATACGGACGAGACCATAACCGACCTTACAGGCGTCTCCGTCACGATCGAGGTTCGCGAGAGCCGCTGTTATTCCCCCAGACTGACCGCCACCATCGACAACGGCAAGATCGTCGATCTGGGCAATGGCGTTCTGGAGATGCAATTCACCCGCTCGGACATGGCCGGGTTGTGCGCCGGAACCTATGAGATTGGCGTCACGATCGAGCGCGACGACTACACCTCTCAATTTTTGATCGGCACCCTACCTCTCCTTGACGGGATCGTTTCACGATGACCAATCTTAGACTTCGCGTCCTCCCTCGCTATCCGGCCCGCATCACTGGCACGGGCGGCATCATGGTCGAACGAGAGGACGTTGACCTCATCGTCAGCCCAGATTTCGGCCAGTTGGCCGTTGTCGAGGCGGTGCCCGATGAGGACGAAACGTTTTTCCAGGCATGGACGCGGGATGTTGATACCTACAGCATCATTCCTTTTTCTGCCGTCGTTGACGCCGCTGCATCAATCATTGGTGGCGATATCCAGCCATTGAGCCCCGCGCTCACCTCCATTGCTGGCCTGACGACATCCGCCAACAAGATGATCTATTCGACCGCCTCCAATACCTATGCGGTCGCGGACCTGTCGCCGTATGCCCGCTCACTGCTGGACGACGCGACGGCCGGCGATGCACTGACGACCTTGGGCGTCTCACCCTTCATCCAGACCCTCCTTGACGATGCGAATGCTGCTGCGGCGCGCGCCACGCTCGGCATTACCGACGCGACAGGGGACGCGATCAACAACGCTCCAGCGCTGACGGGCGCCAATCTGGCGAACGGCGACAAGTGGGGGATCTACGACGTTTCGGCCTCGGCCCTGGTGAGCATGACGACATCCGAAGTCGTCCTCGGCCTCTTCAAGACCTCCCGCACGATCTCCAACGCGCAATTCGCATCCGCTACGTTCAAGCTGTTCAATGCGGCCGGCACGCCGCGCGCCGCGCTGTTCGACAATACGGCCATGACGGCAGATCGGACCCTGACACTCCAGGATCGCGATATGACGGTCGGGATGGTTCGATTGTCCTCTGGGACAATCCCGACGACGGCAGCCGTTGACCTTGCAGTTCCGACAGGGCCTAGACGGTTGGTGCTGGCCCTCTCTGCATACAGCACAAACGGATCTTCGGTTCCAATCATCCAGTTAAAGACAGGGGGGGCAGCGGAAACATCTGGGTATTCCGGATCTGCAGCGACTTTGACCACTGGCACGACGACGGCCGGCAACATATCGGTTGGGTTCAGCTTGTTGGGCAACATCGCTGCAACTACGGTTTTGCATACCCAGATTGAGATTGTCCTACAGGACACGAACACGTGGGTTGCCTCCATAAAAGGCGCCCTTAGCAACACCGCTGGCGTGACGTTGGGATCTGGATCAAAAACGCTTGCGGGAACGCTTGATGGAATTCGGCTGACATCGGTAGGAGGCACGGACATTCCCGATGCTGGCACCTACGCTCTCTATGCGGAGTATTGAGAATGGCTAGAATCGCTGAGATAGCCCTTGATGGGAAGGTCACCTATCGAGAAGAAGCGCTACCGAACCTAACCCCGACTGACGCCCTGGAAGATTATCAGGCGGCTGTCCAGTCCGTCGTTGACGAAGCGGCCCGATCACGCCGTTACGCTGACGGCAACTCCATGGCCTCATATGATGGGTCGACAGTTCAGCAATGGGACGCCGAGGCCAAAGCGTTCAAGGCATGGCGCGATAACGTCTGGCAGTACGCCTATTCCGAACTGTCAAAGGTCCAAGCGGGAGAGCGCGGACAGCCAAGCGTGGATAAATTCCTGAGCGAACTCCCTCAGATAGTCTGGCCGTAAGCGGGCGCGACGGACTCTCTCCGGTATTTGAAGCGCTTCCCGAGGTCTCGGAACGGCTTTTCGAAGTAACGGGTAGAGAGGGTTGCGAGGGCGCCTGAAACCAACAGAACGCACATGCCGACTGCCACGCCTGACCAGTTTTCAATCCTCGGAACCTGACTGAAAAAGTATCCGTGGAAGAGCCCATTTACCGCCTGATGGTACATGTAGAAAGAGTAGGAAATCAGGCCCATGAAGACCATGAACCGCGAGCGCAGGACTTTCCGATAGGCTCCATCGGTGATGAAAATCCGGACGATGGCATAGGCGAAGAGGGCTGATCTTAGGCTGAAGGCGCCGGACTCGCCGACCCACTTGGCCTTCCACATCAGGATGTAGATCGCAACGCCAGCGAGGATGTCGAGAATGATCCGACGATCTGCCATCCACTGAAGCTTAGGGCTTCGGATAAGGTAAGCGGCGACCACTCCGAACATCAGGCCGTCAGCTCGGGCAGGGGTTGGGAAGTAGCCCACGTAGAACCCGTAGTGCTGCCACAGGTAGCCGCGCAGGATCGGAGCCAGGATCAATATCCCGAGCGCGACCTTCATCACGGTCTTCTTGGACAGAAAGAAGACGACAAACGGGAAGATTAGGTAAAACTGCTCCTCGACCGCCAATGACCATGTGATGCCGATCCAGCGGGCTCCGCCTGTGTTTTCCGCCGCCATGAAGTAATTCTGGGTGAATGTCAGATAGGTCCAAGTCGGGAGCGGGTCTTTCATCAGGAAGGCGTGGAACCACGGCGCACCGTCCTGTCCGACCTGCTTGGCGACGACATAGGTTGCCATCAGAAGCAGATAGACCGGCAGGATGCGAGCCGCGCGCCTGATCCAGAAGACTTTGAAATAGTTGTCGGCGTCTTTGTGATCGACCAGAATCCCACCGATCAGGAAGCCGGACAGGACGAAGAACAGATCAACCCCACCGCCTCCCCCGAAGACAAATCGGTAAAGCGGTCCCGGCACCTGATACTGAAATTCCGGCGTCATGATGCCGAACATCGCATGCAGCAGAACGACCATAAGGACTGCTGCGCCTCGGATGCCGTCAAGCTCCGGTAGATGACTGCCCGGCTTCAGCCGCTCTATTCCATTCATCAAACATAGCCCCAAAAGGAAAACACATGACCCGCAACTTCGCGCGGAGGTTTTGCTATGCTCACTGAAGCGCAACTCCGCAAGATCAGCAAGAGCAAGGCGCCTAAGAAAAACCTGCTCAGCGCCATTGTAGCAATCTCTGATGTTTACAAGCCACATCAACTCGCCCACGTCCTGGCTCAGGTCATGCACGAGAGCGGCGGCTTGATCTACGACCGCGAGGTCTGGGGCCCGACAGCAGCCCAGCAGCGCTATGAGGGCCGCAAGGATCTCGGCAACACCCAGAAGGGCGACGGATCGAAGTACCGCGGCTATGGGCCAATCCAAATCACCGGCCGCACCAACACGACCGCATTCTACAAATGGTGCCAGGGTAGGGGGCTCAACCCTCCTAACTTTGTCGACAAGCCGGAACTGATGGCAACGTCACCGTGGGCCGGATGGTCCGTTGTCTGGTACTGGACGACGCGCAACCTCAACAAATACGCCGACACCAACGACATCGAGATGATCACCCGCAAGGTAAATGGCGGCCTGAACGGCTATGAGGACCGTCTGTCCTACTATGACCGCGCCGCACTCGTCCTCCTCGGCCTTCCTCCTGCCGATATCAAGGCCTTCCAGACCTCTGCAAAGCTGAAGGTTGACGGCGTGAGCGGCCCCCAGACCCGCGCCGAGATGCACAAGCGATTGGTGGCCATGACCAGGGGCGAGGCCGACCGGCCGGAAGTGAAGAACGCCCCCGTCACGGAAGAGACCACCGTCGAGGTGGAAAAGCCGACCGTCCCCAAGAAGGTGGAAACCGAAGTCCGGCAGAAGACGAACTGGATCTCGTGGATCTTCGGCGGCCTGTTCGGCGCTGGCGGCGGCGCATCGTGGTTCGCCGGCATGGATCGGGACGCGCTCATCATGATCGCCGGCATTGGTGTCGTCGTGATTGCCGTGGTGCTGGTCGGCGGCGTGTGGATCGTCCGGCGCATCAAGACCATTCGACAGGAGCTTGAAGCCTGATGCTGTCCTTTATCCCCGACGCTATCAAGATCCCCGCAATCGGCGTTGTCGGCCTCGTGGTCGGCGCGGGCCTCATGTTCCTCCCGGCCAAGTGGATCGGCGCCACGGGAGAACGACAGGTCATCGCCGCGCAGGCCGCTAAAGAGGCGCTGAACCGCATTCAAAATCTGGAGAAGAACAATGCCGCATTCAAGACTTTGCCTGCTCGTGAGCGTTGCCTTGTGTTCATGCGTGACAGCGGGCTGCCAGAATCAAGCTGTGTCGATGAACGGTAGCGGCTACCAGTTCGTCCGGTTCAAGGACGCCAAGACCGCGCTCGCAGCATCCCAGGATGAAACGGCAGGGCCGGCGATCTCAAGCAATAACCAGCAGTGTCGCAAGGATGCAGCCTGCAGGAAATAAGCGACCCGGCGCCTCGTTGTGACCCGAGGCGCCAGATCTAACCGCAACGATACGTTGGATCGCAACGGCTGCGTGTACATTACCCGCCATTGGTTCCTCAAGTCTTAAGCGCTCCCATTCGCAATGTGCCTGACAGGTAAAGGAATACAATGAGCCCCCAAGTCAACGAAGAGCCGGCACGTGACATCCCCAACGAACTGAAGCGCTTGGATCATTACATTACACGTCACGGTGAAAGCATTTCCTCCGTTATCGAAAGAGTGATGCTTATGGACGCCCGATTAAAGCTTGTGGAGGAGTACTGGGTTACGCGCAAAATAGCTGAAGCCCGCGAAGACGAACGAGATAAAGCTCTCTATGAGCGCCTGGACAGAACAGACGCCGACATAAAGGCACTGCGTTCCGAGGTAAAGGACATGAAGGGCGTAGGGGCGAAAGCTCTCTGGGTCATCGCTGGAGCGGTCCTGTTGGCCGTCACAACATGGGTGATCAAAGGTGGGCTTGCATGATGCGGAAAGTGGTAGACGTTGCCTTATCAGGCTTCACCGCGGCACTTATTCTCTCCGCTGTCTTCATTCTGGGGCCAGAAATGGAATCCAGGTTATGGCCGGCGTATTCGAAGTTCACCCTGCTTTCCGTCGAACCCATGCCTGAAGGACAGTCCAAGGTCGTGTTCCGCTATACCAAGCTGCGCCAATGCGTTCCGCAGGGATTCTCATGGTTCCTCGGCGAGCCTGGGGCCGCCAACAGGCAGTTAAAGGTGGTCAGCGCCGATGGCAAGAGATCGTCCGAGCCTAGACCTGTAGGGGAGAACACCAGCGCTCCTTATATCGTGGACGCTGCACCCGATGAGTTCCGATCGAGGGCCTTTGCGGAGATTTTCTCCCAGTGTCACCCCGTCTGGACGACCCGCAGCAAGATCTACCCCTAGCCTAACCAACCAGCCCAATAGGCAAGCGGAGCCGCAGTCAGTCCCATCTCTCGTTGCTGGCGATCCCATCAAGCATCTCGGCGATGGCTTGCTTCTGGATGTCCGTGAATGTCGGCCACAGAGCAATGATCTCGCTCGTTGCGTATCCTCGCCACTCGTGGACTAGAGCTCCATAGCCTGGCTTGTAGATCTCTTCGAAATTCGGTTCCTGCCAGTTCGAAGGCGGGACAAAATTGTCGAAGGTGACCGTCACCGTTCCCAAGCCCCGCACGAATTCCTTGGGGAGCGGTTCGCGCGGCTCGATGACAATCCGGTCAAGCTGCGCCCGGACAACAGGCTGCCCATATTCGGATAATTCTTCTGGTTCGCTCATCGTCTACTCCTTTCGCTGCGGTAAAGCGCCATAGATACCATGGCTATCCCGAACAGCATCCCGGCCGCGAATAATGAAATCGAGGAAGCCCAAAAGTATGGCACCGTCACCGCGGCCAAGATATTAACGCCGCTCCCGAGCAATAACATGACGTCATCAAATCTCATGTCCTACTCCTTCAGAGCCGCGTCGATCATGACCTGCCAGTGCAATTCCGCTCCAGCGCTTCCTTCGTCGTAACGTTCCTGTTCATTGCCGGCCTCGATCATTGCCTCCGTGGGCTTCCTCAGGGCCTCGATTGCCGCCCGTGCCACACTCTTGTGGATGCTTGGCAGCATATCATAATCCTCGCAATTTTCAGCGCAGATAGCCCGCGCGACTTCCTCGACCTTGCTCATCTCACTCATTCCGTATTCCCTTCCTGTAGCTTGGCCGGCACCCGCACGACCTTTACGCCTGTCGCTTCAGCGCGTCGTATCATATCGGCCGTACCCCGGCCGCCCGGGAAGGCGAGCACGACATCTGGCTTCCCCTCGTCAAGCATCCTCTGATTACGGATCGGTCCGGCTGCTTTCCCATGCTTCTTCCAATCGGCGGGGAAGGCATGTAGCGGAAACCCGAACCGCTTTGCCCATTCAGCAGCCAGCGAATCCGCTCCCGGTGCCATTCCGCTTATTATGGCGGAGACCTCCGGCGGACCTAGGCTGTCTAGCCTGTACCACAGGACAGCCCTGTCGTTATAATCTCTCCCACCGCAAACAAGCACTCTCATTCTCTTCTCCTAGTGGTGGTAGTAAGTGGTAGTGGCGACATATGCCCCCAGCACGAAGGCCGCTCCCCACCATTGATTGTCTGCGACCATGTTGCCGAGGCAGAAGCCAATGCCGAGGCGATAGAAGGCGTCCATTTAATCCTCTCGATCGTCATCTCCGAAAGCCAGCTTGTGCAACTGCGCCTCGCGGATTGTCTTCAAGTCCTTGAGCAGAACCTTCCGGCACATCTGCCTAATGGCTTCCCCTCGTGACCGTATGCGGTTGGCGAACATCCAGTCGTCGATCAACGCAAGCTCGCTCTTGGTCATCATGATCGTTACGCGCTGGTCTTTCAGCTCTGGTTCCGGGTCCATATGTGGTTCCTAATGTTTATAACGTTTATACAATTGCATTTATTGATAAACATGTAAATCTGTTTCTTCTCGCTGGAACGCCCAATGAACAGATTTTGCAAAACGCGAAAGAAAGCCTGCAAAACACCCTATTGCTTTTTCCACATAACCCGTTGAAAAGACTTCGGCGCGGACGTGGCGAAACTGGTAGACGCAAGAGACTTAAAATCAGTTGGCTCCATTGTTTTCACTCATCTATCTCTGCAAACGCAAGTTATTTAGGCTACTGAAAACGACGGAACAAAATGAGATTTGCAAAACATTTCAGGGCTTCTTTTTTCCTTCGAAAGCTCTGATCACCCGCGCCTCTTTCTCTACATGCCGCGTGTAGTGGGCGCCCATCCTCTCCGACTTGTCCCCCAACGCCGCCGCAACGTCTCCCGCATCCGCGCCTGAGCGTCTGAGGCCCGCAGCGTAGCTCGTGCGCAGCCCGTGCAGGGTTGTCCCGGCACCTATCTTCCCCTCGCTTTCCAGATCCCGCAGATAGTGGCTGACCGCCGTCTGCATCTGCACTTCCGACTCCCATGGCGTCCCGTCCTGCCGTGTGCAGATCTCCAGAGCCGTCTTGTCGAGGCCGTCGAGATACGTCTGCAGTTCAGGCGTTGCCGGTATCCATGTCTGCTCATCGTTCTTGCGGGTAACCACTCGGAAGCATTTCCCGAAAGCTGCGTCGGCCTGGTAGTTCTGCCAGCGGAGCTTGACGATCGTCTGCCCGCGGTATCCGGCATGTCGAGCGATCATCATCGGCGTGAGGAGGTAGGCGGGCGCGTTCGTTGAAACGTATTCCCATTCGTGGGCCTGCCATTCGCGATTGGCATTCGGGTCTGCCTTGTGGCATTTGTCCATGCCGAGGGCTGGGTTCCCACGCATCTTCCGGCGTTTGACCGCCTGGCTGAACATGGAGGACAGCGCCGATATCATCAGGTCGGCAAATCGAGGCCATTTTTCCATGGCGCATTTGTCGCGCAAGTCGTAAAGATCCGATTGGGAAATATCCGACAGTTCTATATCGAATGCCGGACGAAGGTAGCGGAAAGCGTTGCTGTATTGCGTCTTGGTGGCCTCTGCCAACGTCTGGTACTTCGGACATTCGCTCTCGAACCACTCGACCAGAGCGCCGAGCGTCCCGTCAGGATATGTCCGCTTCAGGTCTCTTATCCTGCGGGCATTGTAGGCCGCGATGAAGTCAGGCATCTCCATGCGCTTTATCAGGTCATCTCGGCTCCCGACGAAGCCGCCGATCAGCTTTTCCTTGGTGTCGCGGACATAGACATACCATTTCCCGCGCGCCTGAACGACGTTAAGCCCTTCGAGCTTCACTTTGACCACCATATAGACGCTCCACCAGACTGCGCTTCGGGGAAGCATCCTGCTTGTTTGGATCGAGTTTATCCAGCCATTCGTCGAGGCGTTGGCGGAGATATCTTTCGCCCCTTGTGGATTCCGTGAATCGCAGCGGTTTTACGGGGCAGACCTTCTTGAACGTATCGGCGCAACAGCCGCAATATGCCGCGGCCGTCTTCAGGTCCATTGCAGCGGGCCAGTATGGGAGAGCCGGAGCTGTCATCTACTCCTCCTCTCGCGAAATGCGGTCATTCATCTTGACGACGCGCCGCTGAATATCTCTGAGGATCACCTGTATAAGCATGCGTTCACGCCGCCTGGCTGGGCGCGAAATCGCTTTTATCCAGCCCGTTAGATAATCATCAGCGGATTGACGAATAGCCTCCGCAAGCTGAAGACGGCGGTTGAGTTTCCGGTTGGTCTCGCGCGCCTTCGCTAGATCGGAATCAAGGGCCTCAATGTGAGTGGCGGCTTCATCCATCAAAGCGAAATCAATGTGACCGACTTTCCTCAGCCGTTCAACGATGTCTCTCATCTACTCCTCCCTTACCTTGGAAGGGGGAAGATGGTCGCGTTGGTAGGCGATGCGGCTATCCTCGATCCCAAAGCTTCCCGGCTCCACATTCGGTTGAGACGCAGGCGGGTGCAGATACAATGGCGTTTTCTTCACGACGCGCACGCCATTGCTTTCGATAATGTTTCCGAAGCATCCGGCGATGTGCTCGATAGTCCCGTCCTCCAGCTCAAGCTGGTATAGCGCTGGTGTGTCTGCCGCTGACTGGAGGGCGGCTTGGACGAGGGGTCCTGATGAACGCCGCACTGAGGACCAGCATGACAGGAACCCAGCGCGAAAGGCGCTCTTGTCCGACAAAGCTTCACCAGCATCAAACCACTTGTCAAAAGCCGCTTCGATATCTTCTTCGGTGATCGGCGTCTTACTCATGATTGTCTCCTGCGAGAGTGCGGGCGCGGCGGAGGTGGACGGCGTCGATGCCCATGGCGGCCGGCGTTTCCCAGATCGGGCTATTGTCCCTGTGGTCTTCGTCCAGATTTTCGGCCGCCGCGGCGAACGGTTGCAGCGCCTTCCGCAGCGCATCTCTTTCGGCTTCGGCTGCTTCGAGGGCCACGGCTGCAAGGCGAAGAGTGTCGCGAAGATCATGCTCGGACTGAGACCAGCCGGCCGTATCTCTGATCATTTGGGCCGTGATATTCTCTATGATATGGTCTGCTGTCATGGCTGCTGCTCCTCGTCTTCGGGAAGTTCGACGTGGGTTGCCCAGTCATTGATGACGAATGCCCAGAAAGAGCCATCGTTGATAGGTTGACTGTCGTCCTTTTCGGTATCCGCGAACTTGGACGCGAAGATCATCATTTCGGAATAGGTGAGGTCCAGGAGGAGATCACGGAGTTTCTGCAGGTTGGTCATTGGTCCCTCGACTTGCGGAATCCCGCGCTCTTGATTTTCGCTTTTGACTGAGGCCAAGCGCCGATATGCTTCGCCCGGATACGATCCGCCTTGCGGATGTTGGCGACATCGACCGCCGTCTTCGTTTTGTGACAGTCCTTGTGGGCCGGCTTAACGTTCCCGTCGCTGTCATCGCGGGTCAGTTCCCAAGCGACTATATGCTCAAGTTCCCAAGCCTCGCCGACCCTGATTTTCTCTTGGCAGATGTGGCAGGCGCCGCCGTGAAGGTCGAAGAGGCGAACGCGCTCGGTTCTGGAGAAGTGCTTACGGGCCATCGGTGGCCTCCTCAAAGCGTGGGTCTACCCACTTCATCACAGGGACTGGCGTGGATCGCCACAGGTCTATGAGAGCGGAGGCTTTGGCGGTGGTAACGACCAGTCCTTCGTCGTCACGCTGCAGCAGACCTTCGTCTACGAAACGAGCGATCGTCTCAGCAAAAAGCTTCGTGTGGTTCTCCGGGAACTCTGACCTCGTCGTGTGATGATGCAGGATTATTCTGATCTGGTACGGGGTCCACATCACGCGCTCCATATCCGGCCAAGCCAGAACAGCGTCCGGCGCAGCTTCGATTGCTCCCGTTTCGGGACTGGCAAATACCGGCCGAGCAGAACAGCCTTCCGCGCCTCGATTTCGCGCTGCAACGGATCCGGCTTCTTCTCAGGCTTGCTGCGCTCGTAGGCCTTGACGCGTATGGTGGTCATGCTGCTTGCTCCTCGAAGGCATCTTTGATGCTGATGCCGTAGGTTTCGATGATCCAGCGCTCGGAGGTGGCGAGGAAGTCGTCAAACTCGCTCTCTGTCATGCTGGAGAAGCTGATGGACTTAGGGACAGCCACGGTGAAGCCCTTGACCATGACTGGCGTCACGAACCCCGTATGGAGCTTGACGACATCGTGCAGGGATTCTGCCGATGGTGCGCAGTGACAGGCTTTTACGACGCGCCCGAGATACGCCCAATACAATCGAAGCTTGGCCGGCGAGCGCCCCTCAGTGACCGTGACCTTGATGCGCTGGCCGATGGCTAGGCGTTCGATCAGATCCTTATCGGCGGCCATTTCTGGCACGAGGTAGGAACCGCGGCGCTGGACGTAAATCTGGGGCTGCTCGCTCTTCGCCATGTCAGGCCTCCATCAAAAGGGGATCGAGTCCAGGTCGGCGTCACGATTGCCGTAGCTGTCTCCGTCATCGGGCTGGCGAGATGGCTGCTGGCGCTCGGTGCCGCCCATCAGGGAAACCTCAGTCGCGTTGAGCGTCAGATAGGTCCGGCCCTCGTGCTCCCGCGTACCGAACTCGCCGGCTACGCAGACCTTGGCGCCCTTCTTCAGGTATGGCGCGAGAGCGTCACCCCGCTTGCCCCAGATGGAGCAGTCAAAGAACAGGGTCTTGTCCCTATCTCGGTGATCGTTCACGGCGACGGAGAACCCAGCTACAGGCTCTCCCGCCTGAGTGCGGCGCTGCACGGCGTCCTTGGTGACGTTCCCTGCGATGACGATCGATTTCATGGCTATTCTCCTGCTTCGAGGGTGGACAGGTGACGCTCGTTCACGACCCTGCCGCCGAAGGTTTCGATGTAGGCTTTCTCGTGCTCGACCGCGCCTTCGGCCTCGTTGTCCTCGTCAACACGCTTCTGGACATCGGCCTCGTAGCTCACGAATAGGTCGCGCAATTGGAACATGAACGTCTCGTTCCAGCCATTTTTCTTAGCTTCGCGTCGGTAGCTGTCCTTGAGGGATTCGAACTTCCCGAAAGTGCGAACATCGTTCATGGCTTCCGCAATCTCCTTGGAGACGCGTTCCCATTCGCCTTCGCGCTTGAGTTGGGCGGAGGATTTTGCCTTGACGCTGGCTTCCTCCTCGAATTCCTTGGCAACCGTGTTGACGTACTTGTTGTCGTCAAACATGCCCATGTGAACGTCGGCGCCGACGCCGATCAACTTCAGGGCGTTCGTCACAGCGTCCGTGAAAGCTTTCTTGAAAGCTTCGTCATCAGATCGAAGCCCACTGGTGAATTTGGCTGACACCTTGTCCCCGCCCACGCCGTAGACTTCGGATATGGTGTCCTTAAATTTCGTTTCGGTGATCGCGTCGCATATGTACCAGACGCTCACCGTGCAGAAGACAAGGATCTCTTCCCCGGCCGGCACAACCTGAAACTCAGGCCTGTTAACCCCCCAGCCGACGCCGCATGGGCCGAACTCCTCCGTCATACGACGATAGGACCACATCGGCTTGATAGCCGTCCCAGAAAACCCGCCGGAGCGTTTGAACGTTTTGGTATGGCTGGGGTCGGTCTTGCCGAGTTTATCCCAAAGTGCTGTATTATCCATCACGCTGCCTTCCTGTGCTTCTGTTTCGGGGTGAACAGCGCGGCCCGTGCGGAATACCAGGCAGCCCGTTCGTCGGCTTGCTCTGCTTCCCATTCACAAACTGCGCGGCGGTGATCGTCGGTTGTCTCTTGAGCTTCGACGCGATAGTCTGCGGCAAGCTTCCGGGCCAATCTTGAGGCCTCAAGGAATGTCTCAGCGACGTGCGACATCAGACGTTCCTCGCGATTTCGAATTGCCGCGCGCCGTCGCGCAGCTCAATGACGGTGAGGCCGATCGCGACAACGGCGATGAAAACTGCGACAACGGCGAGGAAGTCTTTGGTCTTCGGTGTGAAGACGAGGGTGTGATCCGCTGAGGCTTTTGGGAAGGTGCCGAGGTCACGCATTAGAACGCCGCCTCCGCAACGCGCGGCTGATCAGCGATGATGGAGATCAGTTGCCGTTCAATGCGACGCTCTCGCTCGTGGGTGAGCCACTTACGGCACAGGTCACGGTATTCTCGCCAAGCCTTGCGGGCTTCTTCCTCGCCCTTTGGCGTCAGGTAGATTTCGTCGCCAAAAACGGAGCAGAACCAGTTGATCAGCCCGTCGTCTCGTAGCGCTCTAGTGTGCTCCTTGCTGAGAAGGTAGATCTCGCGGTCTATCTCTATCCGGCCATCGTTGTAGCCGTGACGGAAACAGGGAGGTATCCGACCACGATATCCGCCGCGCGCTGTAATCAGGACCCGGTTGCGCTGCTGGTCCTTGATGAACTGGCTAACGTCACCTTCGCCGTAGCAGAACATGCAGGTTGCGGCGTCATCGTAGCACTGAGGGCATTCGCAGAAGCCGTCGTCTTCGATATCCGTTAGGTCGCTCTTCTTCCAACCCTTGGCATAGGCGGTCTTCACGTTGATGGAGCGATAGCCTTTGCAAAGGCTGCAGTCGGGGACGGACGATCCCGTACCCATGCACTCGAAGCAGGAGATATGATCAGCGCGCATTGGCGCCCTCCTGCTTGGAGAGGGCGGCGTCGATCTGCTGCATGGCACGGGTGAGAGTGCCATGGACATCCTTGTCGGAGACCTGATTGCTTTCAACGGCGCCGCGAGCGTTCCTGATTGAAGCTCGGGCGGCAGTCATCGCCTTCCGCAGCCGTTCGATCTCCGCATCCTTGGCGGCGAGGGCGGTGGTCGGTCGGCTCGCCCATGCATCAAGTCTGTCCAGCCGCTCGCGCATGTCGTCGGTAAACCGCGCTACCGTTCTGGGGTTCGATGCCTCGTCATACCGCTCTGGCAGTGTAAGAAGGTCTCCGGCCCACGCGGCGGCATTCTTCGCGATGAACGAGCACTGCATAGAGAAAATAGCTTCGGTGAGTTTTTTCTCAGTCATTCCCCCTTACTCCTTCTTCGCGGGTGGGAGGGGAGAGGGTGGCTTTGGCGTGACGAGATGCCCACTCGATCGGGTTCAGGACCCATTCGGGAACGAACACACGCTTGGGTCCGAATCCTTCCGTAAGGAAACCGTCTTCTGCCCATTCGGCAATCGCATCGGACCCTTCGGTAAAGCGCGTCCGAACAATCCCGCCTTCAACGGAAACGACCTGATAAAGCTCAAGGTCTGCGCGACTTGTGGTATAGAAGTCACCGGCCTTTGGCGTCCATTGAGCGCCTTGGTAAAATCGGTATGAGAGCGCGTCGAGCTTCTGCTGATATGTGAGCTTAGCCATCCGATTCGCCCTCCGAAGCAAGAGCGCGAATACCCTCGATGATCTCTTCCAGTTCCCCGACGTATTCTCCACCGTTACCCGGAAACTCAACCACGTTGGTTTCCCCGTCATAGAACCCGTGCTCCTGTACGTAGTCATCGCGGCGCTTCTCAACGAAACGAGCCGAAAGCTCAATGCCGTCCGCCTTTCGCTGCGCTCTGATAGAATTTCCCAAGGCTGCAATCATGCGCTCTCGCTGTTCCGATATGCGCTTGCAGACGAAATCAATATCCAGTCGAAACTCGTCGCCATGGCGGGAGAAAAGCTCCGATCCGCCGCCAATAGCGTTCGAAATCTTAGCGGTGCACTCCTTGATCCACTCGGCCTCGTCACCCCGGACATATGCCTGGGATCCAGTCTGCTTGCTCTCACTCATGGAGGTTAGCCCCTACTGGATGGCCTGCGTCGAAAGACTTGCCGTAGATGTATTCCTCGGCAGACATCCCTTCCTCGTAGCGAAAGTCGTCTTCACTGATGCTGAGGTACTCAAGGAATAGATCGATGCCAGACTGTCGATCATCCGGGTAAGCCTTTAGCACGGCGTGCTTTGCGTCGTATTGCCTGCTCATTCCGCAGCCTCCAAAGACGAGTAAACCCGGTTCTCTGCCCGAACGTGGTCATAGTCCGGCTCGGACAGGCCTTCCTCGTGATCGCGCCATTCCATCTGTGCATCCGATCGGCATTCGATTTCTCGGGCGAGGTACTGGAACAGGTAGCGCTCCAGAGACGGAGGCATTTTCAGGATGCCGCGGCGGATCGTCGGTCCATGGTCAAGCTGGATCTCGGAGACGAAAAACTCGCCCTGGTAATCGTCATCGCCCTCAAGGATAGCCTTGCCGGAAGCCAGCAAGCCTTCACCGAGAACTCGGATTTCTTCGAAGATGTATTCGATGCTGTCTGCCATTTTGGTTTCCTTACTAGGGTAGGGAGGGGTCAGGAGACGCTTTCGACGATCATGGCGAACTCGATGCTTTCGCCGTCGTCGCTTCCCCACTGGCTGTCGATGTAGCCGGTGATCGTGATAGGGATGCGCAGTTCCTCGGGGCACGGTCCGCTCCGAGGGCGAGCGTCGAAATGACGGGCGAGAGCTTTCCTGCCCTTCTTGATGTCCAGCAGCGCAAACTCAATTCCAACGTCTGTTGCCATTTCCGTACCCTCATGTTCCGCGTCGGCCCTGTGCCGTTACCGCTGGGTTTGATCTTGGATGGTTAGGGTGGTAGCCTTGGCGATGGCCGCTTTGGCTTTCGCCTCCGTCTCGGCCCACTCGGCGTCCTCAAGGAACGGTACGTCCCAATTCCTTATCCACGACATGACCTCTACCAAGGCTTCTGAGAGGTCTGGACCAGCGGCCATGATCTTGGCGCGGCGTTCGTATGTCGCAGTGTCGGCGTTGTCCGTGTCGCAGATCGCGATGCAGTCGGAGCCTTCGAATACGTAGGAGCCTTTTGCTTCCCAGTTCGACGCCATCTTCTTCTTCCCTCTATCTGAGACTAGGTTGTCTCTGTGGTGGTAGGTTGCTATGCTTGGGATGGATCAGTATTCGGCGACACCACGGCCACCGACCCCGAGGCCAATCGCTTCTGCTAGCGACTGTTCTTCCGGTGAAAATTCGCCCTTGAGCAGATCCCAGCCCTTGTCCGTGACACTCACTTTCGAGTAGCTGCGGTGGAAGCCTGCCGTCTCGCGGATGGCCGCATAGCCAAGGTTGACGAGGCTATCGAGGTCGGTTCCGTCGCATTCCCCGAGGTTGCTCTCGTCCTCTTTGGACAGCCACTCGAGGAGAAGACGTTCTGTCTTGTTCAATTCGGTTCTGATCATCTTCATTCTCCGTTGCTGTTCTTGTCTCTGTGGTGTGGAATTGCTTTGGAGTGGGGAGGATCTTTCTCACGACTGCTTCGAACGTATCGTCGTCCATATTCGTGCAATCCATGTCGGTCCGTAGGATTTCCGCGGGGTGAACCCACTTGAAGTCCTCACCCCTTCTGACGAACCGAAAGCCACCCTCTTGAAGAGTTCCCACCGGCTCAGTCCTTGAACCAGACTGAGCCGCGCTTCGTGTAGCCAGTCATGTCGGCGGCGCGGAAAGCAGCGTTGGAAACCGAAAGGCCGAACTGCTTCGCAAACATCGAAGGAACGATGAAGCTCTGTGCTGCCTGCTTCGCCAGGTTGATTTCGTTGAGTGCCAGTTCCATCTCGTTCGTCCTCATGTGTGCTTTTCTCTGAGGATGTTTGTACAGTAAAACTAACGGCAGCACAATAGGGCCAGCCAAAAAAGTTTAGGGAAACTGACGGAAACGCTTGAAATGAGGCAGGTGTTCGCGATAGATAGAATCAGAAGACGGGCGACCGGGTGCAATTCCCGGCTGGTGTAGCCCGAGGCGCGGGGAGCGAAAGTCCCACTGTGCTGCCAGAAAATGGGGACGGACTAACCGTAAGGCGTCCTGCTAGATCGACCGACCGACTGACGGTTCAAATCTAAGCAAACGCTCCTCCTGCTTCTTAGGGTTAAGAGCCTTGAGGGGTAGGGGGAGCTTTGCTTCCTCCCTCCCTTCCTCTGGTTCAGAACCTTACAGAAAGACAGAAGTAACTATTTAGTGAGGGGATATCTTATTAAGCAGATGCGCGAATATTTTAGCGCGCAGGCCTTCTGAAAGGCTTCCATTTCGCGACAACCACATCGATTACGCGGATTTGGGTATCTTCATCACCATCGATGACAATGTCTTCCTGGTGATGGGGATCGGTGCTTTCTGGCCGAAGAATATGCCTCCGACCCTCAATTACCAACCGCTTTGCAGTATATTCGTTAGTCCCATGCCTCTCGCGGACCACGATAACTAGGTCGCCGTTCTCCGGAGAAATCGCTCCACTGTCGACAGATACGCAATGCACATACTCCCCGTCAGCTACCGTTCTGTTTACCGAGTTTCCGCGCACTTGATAGAGCCTTTGTGCTTCGGCTGGGTAGTCAGGATGCGGTGCAACAGGGACGCCGAATGGAACATATTCCACGCTTCCCTCCCTCCAGATGCCGGCGGCTACCTCTCCTACAACAAATAGGCCAGGCTTCTTATTATCAACGCCGCTCTGGAGCCAGATTAAGGCTTTCCCGGTTGCTTTAGCAATCGCTTTTAAAGTGGCCGGCCGTGGATGGACTTCCCCGCTCTCCCATTGTGACACAGCTCCGCGCGTCTTGCCGACACGATCAGCAAGCTCTTCCTGCGTTAGTTTCGCCTCCACGCGGGCGAGTAGGATTCTCTGGTTCAGTTCCATAGCCCCGACATCATAAACGCCGATGCCGTCACAATCTTCGACAGAATGACTTGACGCGCCGTTAGTTAGACTGTACATAGGAATGACCATAGCAAATCGGAGATACGAACAGTGCAGAAGCTCACCGGGATGGATGCTGTCAGAGAAAGGATGCCGCTTTCGTGGCTCGCTCGCCGCATCGGCGTGACCAGGGGCGCGATTGCACAGTGGGACAAAGTTCCAGCAGAGCGAATGAAGGATGTCAGTGCTGCGACCGGGATTCCGATGGAAGTGCTTCGGCCAGATATCTTTGAAACTGGCGAGGCTGCGCAGTGACCATCAAGGATGCGCCATACCTCGGGATTGCCGAGCCGATCGAGGACTCTGAGGTCGCAAGGGCCTACTGGCAGACGGTAGCTTCTGTAGCGGACATCGGGAAGGCAATCGGCATCACATGGGCAAGGACCGTCAAGGACGAGGCCGGCTCTCCGGCTCGATCGGAACAATCTGCAAGTCCTCTGCCAAGAGTGCAATCAAGGCAAAGGCGCGTGGGATGAGACGGATTTCCGTGTTCCTCCAAAGAATTCAAGCGGCGATGTCCTCCAGTGACCCCTTCCAAACCCAAGCATGTAGAGGAACACAGATGAGCGATAGCAGAGAATACTGGTCGTTCCTTGTGCCGTGGACTGGCGGACTGGTTGCTAGCTGGGGAGATATCTCCCCGCTCGGTATTGGGTGGGCGGCTTTGGTCCTGACCGTAGCAGTGGTCGTTCATAACCGCGTCTCCAAAGCCCCTTCCCAACCCCAAGAACACAGGAAAGCAAACGATGCCTGAGGGGAAGAGCGAGATACCGGCGGATCTGTCGGAAGCAGTTCGTGACTTCAAAGAGGCTCTTCCTGGCTGGTGGTTCACTGTCGGGGAATGCTCGGTTTCGTGCGATGCGACGGTCGGACCTGACGTTGCTTATTGCCCTCAGTGGATGCTCGACAAGTTCGATGCTGGCTTTGATTGCGATCTAGCCCAGCCGTCAACGTTGGCCTCTGCTCTTCGCGGCGCAACGGAAATCGCTCTGAACGCCATAAATAAATCCTCCACAGAGGAGCGCTGAACCATGACTAACGAAACCATGTCTTGCAAATTCCATGTTGGGCAGAAGGTCGTGTGCGTTGATGGCTGGGCTCACGATGGGAGTGGATACGGCTACGAGATAGGTCCGGTTAAAGGGCAAGTATATACGATCAGGAACATAGGATTTCTAAACGCGACCACTCCTGACGTGCTGGTTGTGAGGCTTTCCGAAATTCGTAACCCGGAAATGTACTATCGCGGAACTGGCTTATACGAGCCGAGTTTCCGCGCATCCCGCTTCCGCCCCGTCGTTGCCCGCAAGACCGATATTTCCGTCTTCAAGGCCATGCTCAAGCCCTCCAAGAAAAGGGTTCCAGCATGACTAACGAGAGACACGAGAAGGCGCTCGAAGCTGCCATGCAGGGAAGCCCTGTCGTTTCCAGGTTCACAATCGAATCCGCCATATCCGCATATTTGGCAGCCATGGATGCAGTCATCGTTCCGAAAGAGCCGACCAAGGAAATGGAGATCGCGGCCCGAATCCGGGTGAGGCCTTTCCATGACATTTCGGAAAAGGAATGGCGCTCCAAGATGCCGGGGGATCTCTTCCGTATTGGATACAAGGCTATGATTTCTAACGTTCCCAACCACTTCACCAACGGAGAGTAACACCATGATCAAGACGTTAAGGTCTATCCCCGTTCTCGGTGCCCTGTTCCAGTCGAGGCCGCCGGCTCCCAAGCCAGACTATTCCTGGATGGACCATGACCAGCAGGCCGAATGGGAAGCGCTCCGCGCAATCGAGATGGCGCTGTTCGATGCTGAAGGCGGCAGCAAGACGATTTTCCACCATTCAGTTTGATCGCCGGGGCCTCCCACTCAGCGATCAGAACGGTGGTGCGATGGGATCACAACCTGCCCCCAGGTCCTGTCGCACCACTAACAATCTCGGGAGATTGAAGTTCCCGACGAGTTTAACCGCGACGGAACCGATGTGGAAAACGTCCTCATCAAGTTCCGTCGCTTCTTCCCCAAGCCCATAGGCGGCGGCGTTGCGGGCGGGGAAAGCGATAATTTCAGCGGTTAGCCCAGCGCGGCGGGCCGGCGACGAGACTTCCGGCAATCCGGCAAGAGAACCGGAAGTCTCGTCTTCAATGTGAGTGCTTCTGTGCATCTGCAGCTCCTTGGTACGAGCTCACAAGAACACAGGAGAAATGTCTTGCGTGACAAAAATCAGGTCAAGGAAACCAAAATGTCTGACGCGTACATCATGACAGCAAAGGGTATGGCGGAGACGCTCCTTGCATGGGAGCACCGCGGACCCGGCGACACCATAGAGGCCGCGGCGCATCGCCTGCAGACGCGCCTCCGTGTGCCAGCCAGCACGTTGCTCCGCCTCCGGAACCGGAAGGTGAAGGACATGCTGATGTCCAGCTTCTTCCCGTTGGCGGCGGCCTACGCGAAGTACCAGACGGCATGCCAGAAAATGGACTCTGCTTACCAGGAGGAGCGCGCCCGTGCGATTGATCCGCAAATTCTTCGGCTGGCTGATTTTATCAGCGGCACGAAAGCTGAAACAGAGGAGGCGTGAGTGATGACCTGGCAGGAAGAAGCATCCCAGATCATAGCCAGCGTCGATCGCGACATGCCGGCCGATGCCAACCTCAAGGAACGGAAGCGGGCTATCTCCGCAGCCAAGCCGCACAGGTTCGCATGCACGAGCTGGGGCAAGAAGGCGTGGTCCAAAGCCTCGACGGAATACCTCAAGAGATACGGCTACGTGCCGAGGACATCACCGAACAAGAAACCGCATCTATCGCCGCTAGAACGGCTCATGGCCGGCGCTGGGATCTCTTCTAACAAGGAAAGGTAAATTACCATGGCAATGCCGACATCTTATCAAAAGGACTATCTGGAAGGCAGCCTGCAGGGGCAGACACAGGCCCAGGTAGAGCGCAACGCAATCGAGACGGCCGACTGGCTGATGGTCGAGGCCGGCAATCTCGCTGAGCGAGTTAAGGGTGCCGTCGATCGCATCTGTGGTCACGCGCCGTCTTTCGCAACTTCTGAGCCTGTCGAAAAGATCCCATCTACAGGGGTTCTCCCGGCCCTGAAAGATCGATCGGAACGGATGCTTGACGTCATCCGCCGCGCTCAAAGCGCACTTGAGCGCCTAGATCGGTCCATCTGAACCCTCAAGGACAAGGACTGAACCGATGAAAGCAGTTGAATTTTGCTACTGGCTCCAAGGGCTCTTTGAAATAGGGGAGCCAGTCTCCCTCAACGAAAAGCAAACGGATCTGATCAAGCGCCATCTGAATATGGTGTTCGTTCACGACATAGACCCTTCGTACCCAGAAGGGCAGCAGACGAAGCTCAACGAACTTCACGGCCCCAACGCCCACCTCAAACCAGGGCTAACGCTTCCTGGAACGCCTGTGGCGCGCTGCTGAACCCCCTCTACCCCTTCATATCAACGAGGCGCATGCGGATGACAGTATCAGCTCTCTACGTGCAGAAAGGCGGGTCCTACTTCGGGCTTGAGGGCGTAGACCCTTGGGATGAAGAGCGGGACGCCAGGCAGTATGACGGGCCTTGGCCGGTCGTCGCTCACCCACCTTGCCCGCGTTGGGGAAAGATGTGGTTCGGCCAGCCGCTGACCGTGAAGCTTACGGGAGAGCGCAAGAAACTCGGTGATGACGGCGGGTGCTTCAAGGCTGCGTTGCATGCCGCACGAACCTACGGCGGCGTTATCGAGCACCCATGGGGCTCTCTTGCGTGGCCGCATTTCGACCTGAACACGCCCGATCGCGCCGGCGGCTGGATCATGGCCGACTATCATGGCGGTTGGACCTGCTGCGTCGAGCAGGGGCAGTATGGCCACTATGCGCGCAAGCCGACCCTGCTAGTGGTCTATGGGGTCAAAGACCTCCCCTCTCTGAGATGGGGATACAGGGAAGCCAACCTTGACCCGGCCGTGGTCGAGCGCATGGGGCTGCAGAGAGCAAAGCGCCTCGGCGAAGTTGGCGCCCGCGGTGGCGGCACTGACAGTTCGCCGCGGATCGGCACCCCTGAAGAGTTCAGGGACCTTCTGATCTCAATCGCCCGCACAGCGCAACGGAACGCCATTTTGGAGGCTGCCGAGTGACCAGGCTCATATCCACGACAGAGAAGACAGTCACCGACCACGCCCGCATCCTCGATCTCTGGGGAGAGGGCCTCGACACCTACGACATCGCCAGAAAGCTCAAGGTGCATGAGAGCGTCATCTACAACGCCTTGGCATCGATGGGTGAGCAGAAGACGGAACCGTACCGTCATTCACGGGAGAAGGCGAGAGAGAGCTTTGAAAGCTGGGGAGGGTGGAACCGATGAACGCCGAGTTCTTCCTCCCATGGCCAGACAAGAAGCTAAGCCCGAACGCCCGCGTTCATTGGGCGCCACTTGCCAAGGCGAAGAAGAGCGCCAAGCGAACCGCATATTACACCGTTCAGGAAGCAGGCATAGGCGCGATCGACGCAAAGAGCCTTTCCGTCCGGTATGTCTTCTACCCTCCGAGCCGCCGCCTGTACGACCAGGACAACATCATAGCGAGCCTCAAGGCCTACGCTGATGGGATTGCTGCGGCGATCGGCGTCGATGACAGCAAATGGCAGATCTCCATAGCGCCACGCGGCCCGATCGAGAAGGGCGGCATGGTGAAGGTCGAACTTGAATGGAACGAGGAAGAAGCATGATCAAGATGGACGCAGACGAGAAGGCATGTTTCGAAATCCTGTGCTCGGCTATCCCGGCCGATCTGGCAGAGAGCATCATCAAGGCGCGACAGAAGCGCAAGCTGGTATCCACGGCCCGTATCGCCAATCGGCTCGTCGCCCAATACCGGGAATTCGGCAATCCAGAGCAGGCGGCAGAGATCCACGTCGCCAAGGGCTGGATAGATTTCCGCAGCGATTGGGCGCGGAAGGAAAGCCGGTTCACCGACCAGAACCACCCGACACCGCGGCTCGCTGCCAACTATGGCGCTCCCAAGCCTGCCAATGATGAACCCGCATCAGCAGCGATAGACCCAGAGCGCCGCCGCCAGCTTGCCGAGATGGCACGACGGACAGCAGCGGGCATGAGGGCGAACTGATGAGCGAGACCATCCGCATCTACCTCCCGTGGCTGCTGTCCGCGATCACGATCTACATGACCGTGCTGGCCGGCAACAAGTCTCGGAACGCTTGGCTTTTCGGTCTGGCAAATCAGGCCCTCTGGCTGGTCTGGATCATCGCAACGGCATCGTGGGGCCTTCTGCCCATGAACCTCGCGCTCTGGGTCGCCTACGGGCGCAATCATCTGAAATGGAACTCCGGCCAAAGCGAACAAGGGTTTTCAGTAGCGCGGTCCAGACGAGAAACCCCGAAAGACCCACAGGCCTCCAAGCCGGTTGAAGCTCTTAGGGACCGCCCGGAGAACTGCGAGGGCTTCGATGACCCTGAGGAACGCTGCCCGCGTCACCCGAAAGATTGCATCTGCTGGAGAACGGCATGATCGACTACAAAGAGCGCCAGCTTCAAGAGGTCCGTAAAGACCGCCGCGCCTTCATCGAGGCCACCAGTCTTGAGCAGTTCAACACCAACACCAAGCGCAAGCAGTATCCGGCCGGCAGCGTGTTCAAATGGGCATTGTCTGAAGTCTACGGGCCGATTGGCAGTGCGAATAGGAAGGTATCAGCAGAATGATCGCAGTTCGTGAGTTCACATCAGCAGCAGAGTGCATCGCACATGCCAATGCCGTCCATCGGAAGTTCTTCACGCCCGTAAAGGCGATTGCCGAGCCGGTTTCGGTGATCGAGGTTCCTGCAGCCCCCGTGCCGCCAGTCGTGAAACATCGGTATGTCTACAAGGTGAAGCCGCCCGCTCCGATAAAGCGCGACTATTCCAACATCTGGGAAATGCACCCGACATCTTTCAACAACCACGTCATCGCTTGGCGCCGATATTTGCTGATGCAGGACATGAACGCTGATCCGGAGATCCTTGATCTAGCTGAGTTTGAGCAGCGTAAGACCGTTCTGGATATCGTCATCGAGGTTCTGACCGAGCATCCTGGCATCACTGTCGCCGACTTGAAGGGCGCTCATCGGCGCCGCGACATCACCTATATCCGCCACCTCGCGATGTACGAGGTCTACCATCAGCGCAAGGACATGTCGCATCCCGCCATTGGCCGATGGTTCGGCGGCAGGGATCACACGACCGTCCTGCATGCGGTGCGTAGGATCGAAGCCATAAGGAGCGCAGCATGCGGCAGGTAAGGGATTTTTGGACTGAGAGGCGGGTTAGAATAGCCGCCGCCCCGTCGCACGATGGATATGCCAGTGCGACTGCGGGAATACCGCCCTAGTGCAAGGTATTTCTCTCTCGTCTGGGGCTAGTAGATCCTGTGGGTGCCTGATGAGAGAAAGTACTGGCAACAGAGCTCGAACCCACGGCCAGCGGAAAACTAGACTTTATCGAATTTGGGTAAATATGCGCGTCCGCTGCTCCAAGCCGAATAATAAGGACTTCAAGCACTACGGAGGACGCGGGATTTCTGTTTTCCCCATATGGCAGTCCTCCTTCGAAGCATTCTCAGAATGGGCTTCCACAGCGGGGTACACCGATGAGTTAACATTGGATCGGATCGACAACGACGGCAACTATAGCCCATCAAATTGTAGATGGGCGACTATGCTTCAGCAGGCTCAAAATAGGCGGAAGAGAAAATGAAAATGGCGGCGGCGCATGATCATTACTGGTACGCGGCAAAGACAACCCCAGGCGCTCAGAAGCCCCAGAGGGAATATGCCGTAGAGACGACCACGCTCGACAAGGACGGCAAGCCACGAGGGAAGGGCTATCGCATCGTCCCAAGCCTCAATCCCAACCAGTCGGCAGTAGAGCGCGCCCTGACGCTGGCTGGATTCGAATACTGGATGCCGGCCGAGAAGCGCCTCGTTCGGGATCGTCGGCACACTGACCTGTGGAAGGTTCGCAGGTTTGCGCTCATGGTCGGCTACATCTTCATCCGTGATCCGGGCGACTTCACCAAGCTCGGTGCCGTCCCGGGTATTGCGGGCGTCGTCAGAGATGCGAATGGAGACCCGGTGGCTATAGATTTTCTGGATATCCTGGCTGTCCGATCCGCCGAAGCTGACGCAGAAGTCGAGTTCGACAAGCGCTCCAGAATGGCCCGTCAGACACTCCGCAAAAATGCCAGAACGGACCCACGACTCAAGAAGTTGGCAGAAAAGCTTGACATCGCAGGTAACTTCACAGTGGTACTGGATAAGCTTGGTACAGCCGCTTGAAAACGCAGGGGAACTGCTATAGATTTCCTGCAACTGATTTGGGCGGCGGCGGCCTCGGCACGGCTCAGCGTTTGGGAGTAGTTCTCCCGAACACTTGGGAAAAGACCGCCTAAATTTCGAGTTTGGAATGTTGCTTGCCGACAAAGCCCCTGGGCACAATAGGCAAGATCGCGGGTTTCGCCATTCCAAAGCCAATCGGGAGTGAGCCTAGTCCGGCCGGCAATACTCCGTACCTCGTGCAAGTCGAGGCTCCCGAGCCAAACAAAGCCGCATAAGCGGTAGATATCGGGAAGGCGCCGTGGAAAGACACGGGGAAGCGCCAGCTAAGCTTGATAAGACCTCCTGGTCTGAGCGTTGTAGAAAGATGGGTGCGATGCCCGTCCTTCCCGAGCCCATTCGAAGCTACGACGGCAAGGGCTTAACCGCCGTTCACAAGACCACGAAGACCATAGAGAGTTAGGCTCGTCCTCCCCGTTGCGGGCTCTCTGAGGGATTTGCACCATTCGGCACCGAAATGGGTGGTTATCGGGCAACAATTACACAGCCGAAAGGCGGAGATCATGAGCGATCAGAACGAATGGCCGATGGGCACATGGGACGCTCCGCTGTGGAGAGAGGGTGGAGACCTGATGCCCGGTGAAACGTGGCGATTGGTCCCCGGCTGTAAGAGGGCAAGCCGCATGGAATGCCTCAAACTTGCGCTCTCGCTAAGGAACATATCGTTTCTCACGCGCCGTATTGCTCTCAAGCAGTTCATTACGGGCTGAATTTCGACACGCAGGAGGCCATCTCCATGCCTCCAAGGCTTGAACAAGCTCTTCTCTACACAATCACAGCCCTCCTGGCTGCAGGAGCCATCTACTTCTACGGCTGGATCTGGTGAACTGGCGCTACCGATGGCGTCACGAGCCATTCAAGACAGCGTGCAAGCTGATCATCTTCGCGGCGATCGTGGCCTTTGCGGGCTTCATGGCGTGGTTGCCGGTGCTTTATGGGCCGAAACCGTAGAATTCCATTCCAGCAAGTATCAAAAATCTCGGGCCTGTATCGGGAAGCGTGGAACCAAATTCCAAAGGAGGCTGAAATGCCCGTATCTGGCCTGATAGGCTTGCTTATCGTGATCCTGATCGTGGCGCTCGTCGCCGGTCTGGTCGTGTTCCTCATCCGCCGTGCTCCCATGATCGAGGAGCCGTTCAAGTCATGGGCGGAATACGTCGTCCTCGTCATTGCGGTGATCATCATCGTGGTCAGGGCGCTGGCTTTGATCGGAGTCTCAATCTGATGAGTACCCGCGTCACCGATCTCCAAATCCAGGCGCACGGCTATCAGGAGTCGAGGCCTGCCTACGTGAGCGCCATTGACGGGACTGCTTATGCGTATCCCGACTGGACGGTTCACGGCGACGGCTGGATTGTTTTTCAGGAACTCAAGCGCGCTGGTGAATTGATCCGGGAGCTTCGGCAAGAGGTCGATGCTCTGAAAGCCGAACGAGTAAAATAGTGTCTGATACAGCTAGGAAGCCACCACGCGCTGGAATGGGTAGACCAAAGGGCGCGGTGAACAAAACGACTGCGCTGCTCAAGGATGCCATTCTGCAGGCTGCCGAAAAGGCCGGCGACAAAATCGGCAATGAAGGCTTGATCTCCTACCTGGAACAGCAGGCCACCGAAAACCCGGGCCCGTTTCTAGCGCTTCTCGGCAAGGTCCTCCCGATGCAGGTTGACGCCAGTGTCAACGGCGAATTGGCCGTGACGTTCAAGACCATCTACGAAGCAATCCCCGACAAGAATGGCTGAATACCAATTCCGGGTTCGCTGGTATCAGCGCGGCTTTCACGAGGCTCTGGTCAACCAGAAGAAAAAGCGGCTGATCGAGATTGCGCATCGACGCTGGGGCAAGGATGAGATCGTCCTCAACGGGTTTCGTGAGCTTTCACAGAAGCGGGTTGGCACATACTGGCATTGCTTCCCGGAATATGCTCAGGCCCGGAAGGCGATCTGGAACGGGGTTAACGGACACACTGGCAAGCGAAGGATCGACGAGGCATTCCCGCCGGAGATCCGCAAGCGCGTCAATGACAACGACATGTTCATCGAAACGGTCTGGGGCTCCACATGGCAGCTCCTTGGGTCCGATCGATATGATGCCACGGTAGGGTCTGGTCCTGTCGGGATAGCTTATTCGGAATGGGCGCTCTGCAATCCTGCAGCCTGGGCCTATCACAAGCCGATGATTGAGGAGTCGGGTGGAACGGCAGCGTTCATCACCACGCCCCGCGGCAACAACCACGCCAAGACGATGTACGATCGGGCGGTTGGCAATGACAACTGGTTCGCTGAATTGTCCAGCATTACGGAGACGGGCGCTCTAACCCCTGCGCAGTTGGCGGAAAGCCTGGCTGAATACCAGGACATGTTCGGCATCGAGCTTGGTCGGGCGATGTTCGAGCAGGAATACTACTGCTCCTTCGCTGGCGCGATGGTCGGGGCCTACTGGGGCGCTGAGATGGCTCTGGCTGAACGCCAGGGCCGCATGACCGAAGTCGAGATCGACAAGCGTTATCCGGTTCATACGGCATGGGACCTTGGCAAGGCGGTCAACAATCCGATCTGGTGTTTCCAGGTCATCAAGGGCGCGCCGCGCATCGTGGACTTCTACCGGCCGGAGTCGGAAGACGTTTCGGACTGGTGCAAGTGGCTGGACGAGCGCGGCTATCACGGCAACGACTACGTTCCTCACGATGCGATGTACACGGAATGGGGATCAAAGCGAACCAGGATCGAGATCCTGCACTCGCTCAAGCGCAAGCCGTGCCGGGTAGGCAAGGTTTCTGTCGCCGATGGCCTGACAGCAGGCCGCGAGACGATCAAGGTCGCCCGGTTCCACAAGGGCGACGATGAGCGCGGCGTTCGCATGGAACTCGGCACAAACGGCCTGAAGAACTATCGCCGTGAATGGGATGACGAACTCAAGACCTTTCGGGAAAACCCCGTGAAGGATTGGGCGGAACATATCGGCTCTGCCTTCCGCTATCTCGGCCTTGCATGGCGTGAAGCCGCCAAGGAAGAGCCACCGGAAAAGAAGATCAATCAGGATTATCGCCCCGCTCGTGAGCCGGCAGACGCTGGCGATTGGATCACGTACTAGGAGTACAGCCAATGCCAGCATCAAACCCATATGGCGCCGACATCGATATCGTTGGCCCTGCATCGAATGCCGAGGTCGTTACTCCCAGCGACAGCGCGGATCTCACTCATGTATCCCGAGCCCTGTATGTCGGCGTTGCCGGGAACATGAGCGTGGTCATGCGCGGCGGTCAGACGGTGACATTCGCCGTTCAGGCGGGCATTCACCCGTTGGCCGTCTCTCGCGTTCGGGCGACGGGGACCACGGCCACCGGTATAGTAGCGGTCTGGTGATGATCGGTATTAGCCTCGGCTTATGGGATGCTGCCCTAGCGCAGGGGGCGCCCGAGGAATCTCTGGCCATTCCGCTGCAGGTCGTTGGATCTCGCGGTGAGATGCAGTTCACATTAGCGGGTGCCCGGACGAGTTCCAACAATCTGCAGGTAGCCCGGACAGAGCATTTCATTGGGACGCAAGATGTCAGTGAACTG